TGTGCAGTATTCAAACTGATATCCCATACTGAACTCTTAAGTCCATTAAGACATAGCCATAAGTAGAAACCTAGATCAAATCGGAATGAACGCATACCATTGTAGCTATTCCATATCACAGCTTCTAGACCAATGGATGTATCTTTGAATGGTATCTGATACTCAGGTAGAGTAAATCTGGTAGCCATAACAGCTCCCTGATTAGACCACTTGTGTTTCTCAGTCATACCATTGGTATCAAAGTGTTCATTAAGAAAGTCAGTAGCTTTATCATATGCTGTGTCATGTGATATAACTCGGTATGTATTCTTGTGAACTGCAATCAGTTCGTTGTTCTCATCTTTAACCAACTGCTTGTAGCCATCTAGCCTTGAGCCATGCTGGTTGTATACAGGTTCTTCACGTACCTGAAACGTTAGTTCTTGTGGTAACATATTGTTCCTCCTTATAACTCTGCTCTAAATGAACAGAACTTATCTGACTTAACACGATCTAGTATCTTCTTACCTAGTTCATATCGTGCATACCACATCAGATAATAGTGGTATTTACTTTTCTTATGTGCTTCTAATGATATACCTGATCTTGGTATAGGAATATCTAATACTTTACATACTTCTTCTTGTGTATAACCATCATGTGTCTTGAAGAAATCATCTAACAATTCTTTCTTAGATCCAAGATGATCTAAACATTGAGCAAGTCCATGTTCTATTTTTTCTTTATGTGCTTCATCAAAGTAATACTCAAGATGATCTGGTTGAAATCCTACTGATCCAAAGAAGTCTGCATCATCACTGGATTGTATACCAAACCAGAACTTACCTTCTATATCACCTTCATAATATCTACCCATACTATTCCTCCTTCATCCTATTTGTTATGTTAGTTATGTATTGTAATGTTTGTAATGATTGTATTTGTCCTGCTTCGAGTTCATCTACAACATCACAAATTTGTTTAATCATTTCGTTATGTACTAATACAACCTCATCAAATTTATGTTTAACATCAAGATGTTTTACATCCATAGCTGAATACAAACCAGCTTTATCAAAAGCATCATAAGTCTTTTGTACTGACTCAATCCATCTAAGCTTCATTACTTTTAGAGATTCGCTCATTCTTTACCTCCTCTATCCACGCACCATGTCCTTCACATTCTTCACATGGATCACATTCATCAGGGGCATCACCCCATGGTATCACACCTAGTCCACTACATCTGTAGCATTGTACTTCTTGTTTCATTAGTCCTCCAAATCTTTTTGTATTAATTTATTAAGACGATCTCCTATGTCTTTGATTCTTATATCTAAACGTATAGATGCCTCATGTATATACTTAGCGTCAGTCATAATGACACCTGCTTCTTCTTGGCATTCAATGAGATCATTTAGCATAGCTTCTAACTTCGCTACTTCTAATAGTTTCATTACTCCTCCTTTTGAATAATTCAAAATGTCGGATTCGGACCTACATATCCTAACGCAAGGCATAAAGCCTTGCTGTCCTTACCCAGACGTTATTTACTTTCTTGATTTCTTTTTAGTTACAATGTATTTAGTTACACGATTGGCAGTAAACACAATGTATATCCATACTGGTGCTGCTATTACAGATAGTACTAGAGTTGGATTGATACCTAGTAACAACATCATAAATACAAACCCACCACCAAGTGATAGATACACGATAACAAATGTTCCTATGTAGTCTGCGTTAGATTGGAAATCAAAACTTGTCAGAGCTTTGAATATATCCTTGAACATTGTCATCATTGATAGACCTAATACGCTTAATATTTTTCCTATGGTCATGATTACACTCCTTCCACATTACGTATAATAAGAAACAAAAGGCTAATTCCATTCGGACCTCCATGTCTTTCCTTGTTGATATAAAAAAAATAGTAGATAATGGGGAGAATATCCCCACTATCCTAAGTGAAACTTTTACTTCAGCATTGATTCTGTTATTCTTTGAATGTCTGCTAATTCCTTTGGAGTTAAATCTTTTATAGTACGATTAGTACCATTTGACTTTTGTGGTAATTTACGTTTAGTAAAATCCTCTTTGTATAACTCCATATATAATTTCTTTGCACCTGTGTGCATAGCTTCAAACTTACGATATAGAGCATCATATGTTTTAGCTTGAGATACCAATGTATCAAAGTTAGTTTGTGCTATTTCTTGACCAGATGTTGCAACTCTTTCATTGACAATACTATCTTGTAATTTCATTTTACTAGTTTCATAGTATCCTCTGAATACATTCATTGATTTGAATGTACTGTTGCAGATCTGCCATAGATAGATATTCATATACTTGACATCTATTTCTGATGTATCATCTATTTGTGAACTATACATATTGTACCAATCTATTCCTGTCATAGAATTTATAGCATCTATTTGACTTTCATTAGTTTCAATTGGTGGAACATAATTACTCATATACAACCTCCATATCTTCAGTAATTTCATAGATAGACATATCCTCTGGAACTCTATCTAATTCCATTTGTGCTTCTTCATATTTACCTACTGATCTAAGATATCTAGCTCTTTCAATAGCGTTTAACATTACTTCTTCTAATGATATAAGCATACTATACCTCCTCCATTAATTTAATTGCTTTAGCAATATCCTCTACTGCTTGGAAGTATCCATCAACATACATCCAATCTGGACCATCTCCTCCATTTTCAGCAACTTCCTGCTTTACATGCTCAGCTTTGAGCTTCATTTGTTGTAATAGTGCTAAACTATCAATATAATTATCATCTAGATTTTTCATAATATATCTCCTTTCTAGATAAGAGAATCTATCCATACAGTAGTCAAGCTTAGGAGCGAAGCGAGTTACACTTGTGCGAAGTGGGCGAGTCAGAGCTATGCTCAGCCCACGTAGGCTTGTACTAGTATGGTAGAATGATCGTTCTAGAATGGAGCATTCATCCTCGTTACATCTCTTTACATTTTTAGACTTGACATCAATATATATAGCAAGGTATCTATCGTTATGGGCAGTCAAGTAAAAGGAAAAGATGGTCTAACAAATAAACAAAGGTTATTGGTCGATACTCTCGTAACGTCTGGTTGCACCATAACCGAAGCTGCGAAAAAGGCAGGTTATTCAAAGACAGAAAGTGGTAGAGTTATAGCGTCTAGAACGTTACGAATCCCCAAGGTCCAAGAGTACTACCGACAACAAGTTGCAGAGATAGGATTGCTTGGTTCAGTTCCAGCAGTCAAGACTTTGGTTAGGCTTTCCACTGAAGCCAAGAGTGATTACGTAAAGCTAGAAGCCAGTAAGGATATCCTAGATAGATCAGGGTTCAAAGCTCCTGATAAGGTCCAACATTCTCATACTGGTAATTTGTCTATAACTATCGACCTAGACTAGAGCAAGGTGGGGGGTTAGAAATATAGGGCGACAGCAAGATAAAACCACCTGTACTCACATTAGTAGTCAAAATAGTAAACTTTACAATCAGTTACAAATATTAAGCTGGACAGTAGAAGAAAGAACAAAGTACGAACAGTGTCACTGTGGGAACTGGGGTACATTCCATATACGTACCGAGAATGGTAACTACTTCTTTCTGTGTGGTACTCATTATAAGGAGTATTGAAAATATATTTTTTTTAAGTAAAGTACGCCTATGAGTCAGAGCTTATTGAAACGTATAGGAGTATCTGGTTACAACAAACCTAAAAGAACTCCTGGACATCCTAAAAAATCTCATGTCGTAGTCGCTAAAGAAGGATCTAAGGTCAAGACTATTAGATATGGGGAGCAGGGAGCTAGTACAGCTGGTAAGCCTAAATCAGGGGAATCTCAAAGAATGAAGATGAAAAGAAAATCATTTAAGGCTAGACACGCCAAGAATATAGCTAGAGGCAAGATGTCAGCAGCGTTCTGGGCAAACAAGAGTAAGTGGTAACATGGCAGTAAACGCAGCAGGAAACTATACCAAGCCTACTATGAGAAAGAGTTTATTTAATCGTATTAAAGCAGGAGGAAAGGGTGGCAGACCTGGACAATGGTCAGCAAGGAAAGCTCAGATGTTAGCCAAACAATATAAAGCTAAGGGTGGTGGCTATAGATGAAGAAGCCACAAAGAAGTTTAAAGGCATGGACTAAACAGAAATGGAGAACCAAATCTGGAAAACCATCCTCTAAAACTGGTGAACGCTACTTACCAGAAGCTGCTATCAAGTCATTGACTGCTAGTGAATATGCGGCTACAACTAGAGCTAAGAGAAAAGGCAGCAAGAGTGGGAAACAATTTGTCAAACAACCTAAGTCTATTGCTGCTAAAACAAAACCATTTAGGAGGGTTTCATAGTGCCAAACATAGGTAAAAAAAAATACCCATACACGAAAGCTGGAATGGCTGCTGCTAAGAAAGAAGCAAAGAAGTCAGGTAAAAAGATGACCATGAAAAAAGGTTATGGCAAGTAATGAATTGGGTAAAAACAAAATGGAATAGTCTTAGTAAGAGAGCTAAGATTATTGGATGTGCTGTGGTTGTATTAATAATCGCAGGTATTTTATTTAATTAAACATGAGGTATGCAGAGGAGCTATCTTACGAGGATCGTCAAAGACTTCGTAAGATAGTGAAGAAAGAACATTTCAAACATTATCCCAGAGATTTACGATTCTCGGATCATGAAGCAGATAAATTTATAGAATCTCTACTACCAGAAACTATCTACAAATTAATTAAACAATCTGTAGATAATGGTATTGCTTGACAGAACTCAACTACAAAGCTCCAGGTGAAATAATAAAAACCTTTATGAAGGATGATTCCTTCTTTAGAGGTGTACGTGGTCCAGTAGGATCAGGGAAGTCTGTATCTTGTTGTATTGAAATATTTAGACGTGCATTAAAACAAAAGGCTAGTCCAGATGGTAAACGCAAATCTAGATGGGCAGTCATTAGAAATACAAACCCCCAATTAAAAACAACAACTATTAAAACGTGGTTAGATTGGTTTCCAGAAAATTCTTTTGGAAATTTTTTGTACTCAGTTCCTTTTACCCATAACATTCATGTAGGTGATGTAGAGCTAGAAGTTATCTTTTTAGCACTAGATAGACCAGAAGATGTCAAGAAGTTATTGTCTTTAGAATTAACTGGTGTATGGATTAATGAAGCAAGAGAGATTCCCAAGTCTATTGTAGATGCATGTACTATGCGTGTAGGTAGATTCCCTTCTATGAAAGATGGTGGACCTTCATGGTATGGTGTTATAGCAGATACTAATGCACCTGATGAAGATCATTGGTGGTCCATTATGTCTGGTGAAGTGCCTGTACCAGATCATATGAATCAAGAAGAATCATTAATGTTAGTTAAACCAGATAACTGGCAGTTCTTTGTACAACCCCCAGGCATGATAGAAAAAAAAGAAGATGATAAAATTAAAAGTTACGAGCTTAATAGTTCAGCAGAAAATATCCAAAATGTTACACCTGATTACTATTCAAATATCATTAGAGGAAAAAGTAAGTCTTGGATTGATGTTTACGTTTTAAATAGATTAGGAACTATTGAAGATGGTAAACTTGTTTATGGTTCATTTAGAGAAGATGTACACATAGCAGATGATGAAATAGATTTTGCACCTACTACAGTTTACATTGGATTAGACTTTGGTCTTACACCTTCTGCTGTATTTGGTCAGAAGCTACCTGATGGTAGATGGTTAATACTTCATGAACTAGTTTGTTTTGATATTGGTACAGTTAAGTTTGGTGAATTACTCAAGCATGAGATAATTAAACACTGTGCAGATAAAGATTTAAAAATATTTGGAGATCCAGCTGGAGATTTTAGAGCGCAGACAGATGAAACAACTCCCTTTCAGATACTCAGACAACAAGGCATCCAGGCATTTCCAGCACCATCTAATGATGTAGGTCTTAGAATAGAATCTGTAGAAGCTGCATTGAATAGAATGGTAGATGGTAAGGCAGGATTTTTATTAAATAAAACTTGTAAGTCACTACGTAAAGGATTTTTAGGGGGATATCATTACAGAAGAATACAAACGTCTGGAGAAAGATATGAAGATAAACCTAATAAGAATAAATTTTCACACGTACATGATGCATTACAATATTTAATGCTAGGTGCAGGAGAAGGTAGATCATTAACAGTAGGTCCAGCAAAACCACAAGTATCTAATGCCTATAAGAACTGGAATATATTTGATCGTGGTTCAATGAACAGGAGGAAGAAGTGGGATATTTTCCGAAGGAATGGTTAATATATTTTTATGATCCACCTAAAGAGGAGTGGTATCATATGTTTAGAAGAAACAATATGGCTCATTGTGGTATGTTAGGATTTGATCCTAAGCAAAAGAAATGGATAGCTATAGAGCATATTCATAAAAGATTAGATATTAATATTATAGATGGTGAAGATGTAGCTAAAGTCTTTGATTACGTTAAAGATCACAATGGTAAGTTCATAAAAGCTAAATTATTCAGGCAGAAGTTTAGATTATTCCAAGCAGCATGGTTGAGAGAACACTCTTGTGTTACTATAGTAATGAGAATATTAGGAATAAATAAGTTGATTATTACCCCTTATCAGTTATATAAATATTTAAAGAAACAAGGTTGTGAACAATGGGATTTTTAAAACCAAAAAAATATGTAAAACCAGCTAGTGAAATAGCATTTGAAAAACAAATGGAAGAAGAACGTATTGCTGCTGAAAAAGAAAAAGAAGAATTAGCTAAGGCTGAAAAAAATAGAAAGAAAAGATTTGCTGCTGGTAAAATAGGAAGTAGATCTTTATTTGCTAGAGCTGGTGGTAGAGGTTTTTATCAAGAAGGTAAAGAAGTATAATGGGATCTAGCACATCTACATCTAAAAGTAGTAGTAGAAGTCAAGCTATAGGTCCAGGTCAATCATTAGCTATGTCTGGAACAACTGGATTAGCTGGTGCTTCAACAAAACAAGCAGAAACAATTAAAAGAACAACAGGTAAATCATTTAAAGCTATTGGACAAAATATTGGAGAAGTAGGTTCTAAATATCGTAGACCAGCTGATGTGGAAAAGTATGCAAAAGAATTAAGTATAATGGAAGTAGGAGATGTATTAGGTGCAAAAAAGTTTGTAGGTGCTGATGGGGTAGAAAGAGTTAGTTTTGTTGGAACAGGAATGAAAGATGAACAAGGAAGAACTATTCTTTCAAAACAAAATCCACAGCTTAATGCAACAGCTCCAACACTTAAACAGTTAGGTGGAGATATGGCTAGAGGATTAATGGGTTATAACAGTATTAAATACATAGATGATAAACCAACTATGGT